GGGGCGTATGGACGAGCTCATGAAATGGGTCAAGAGTAAGCATTTTGTTTGATCGTAAACGAGGAGAGATCGATGTGGATACGAAAATTGCTGGAGGCGGAAAGTGATGGTGCCGCGGGTGGTGGCGGCGGCGGTGGGAACGCTGGCGCTGGCGGTGGTGCTGCTGGCGGGACTGGTGGCGCTGGTGCTGCTGGTGCTGCTGGTGGTGGTTCAGGTTCTGCCGGTGGAGCAGGCGATGGCGCTGGTGGTGCTGCCGCCGGCGCTGGCGGCGGTGGATCGGGCAACGCTGCTGGCGGCGGCGCTGGTGCTGGTAGCGCTGACGGTGCCGGCGCTGGCGATCGCGCTGGAGCGCAGGCGTTCGGTGCAAACTGGCGCGAAACGCTAGCCAAGGGCGACACCAAGAAGGCGGAAAAGCTTGCGCGCTACGCAGCGCCGGAAATGGTCGCCGATGCGCTGCTGAGCGTGCAAGAGCGCATTTCGCGCGGTGAGCTACGCAGTAACACGCCTTTCCCGGAAAAAGGCACGGCCGAAGAACAGAAGGCATGGCGGGCCGAACAAGGGCTGCCGGAATCGCCGGACAAGTATGAGCTCAAGCTGCGCGAGGGGGTGACCATTGACCCGCGCGACAGGCCGACGGTGGACATGCTGCTCGGCAAGCTACACGGCGCCAATGCCAGCCCGGCGGCAGCGGCAGCCACCGTCGAGGCGTATTACGAAATCAAACACACAATGATCGAGGAGCGACAGACCAAAGACGCCGAGTCTGTGCAGCAGACGCGCGACGCTCTGGTGGCTGAAATGGGCTTGGCGGAATTCAAAACGAACATGAACCTGGTCGAAGGTATGTTCGAGTTGATGCCGCAATCCGTGCGCGATCTGTTCAAGACCGGCCGCCTCGCTGACGGCACGCCGCTGTACGGCGGAAATGTCGATGTGTTCAAGGGCTTGGCCGATTGGGCGCGCAAGATCAACCCTGTGACTGCGCTGGTGCCTGGTGCTGGTGCCAACACGGCCGGCGCGATCGACGACGAGATCGCCAAGATCGAAAAGGTCATGTCCACCGACCGAGCGGCCTACAACAAAGACCAGAAGATGCAGGACCGGTATCTGCAACTGCTGGAGGCGAAGGAGCGTTCCGGGGCAGCGTAAGCATGCGCAGGTTCGAACCAGATCACCCGATCGGATCGGAGCCGCTGGACGGCTACGAGCACCTGACCGACGTCATGCTGCCAGAACCGTATTGGATAAATCAGGCGCAGCCCTGCCGACACGCCTTTACATGGCCTGCTCCCAAGCCGGTAGTGGAGAGACGCCCGCCAGCAGCGCCTTACAACCGAGGATTTCCGGCAGAATGGACCTGGTGGCCGAGGGGAAGCCATCCTGGCCAGCCGCACAGTTGATTGTTGCGTAGTTAATGTGTAGGATTATCACAACTGCCGGTCAACCCCACACGGGACCCGGCAAAGAGCTGCACCACGACTTGTAGCTCGGCCCCGGCGGCCACAGACCAGACCCGCCTTACGCGGTTATCCTGGGCACGCGGCATGGACGGTTACCCCGATGCGACGGTGAGATTTTTCACTTTTTGCAAAAGGGGCACATCATGCCAGATACCGCATTTCAAACGATGTACCGGCGAGAATTCATCGCCGGGTTCGAGCAGCACGTCTCGCTGCTGCGCGACACCGTCACCACCGACGGGATCCTCGAAGGGAACACTTACGTCTTTCTGGTCGTCGATTCTGGCGGCGCGGAAGCCGTCAACCGCGGCGTGAACGGGCTTATCCCGGCGCGCGCTGACAACAACGTCCAGAACTCGTGTGTGCTGTCGGAATGGCACGACCTTGTCCGCAAAACCGGGTACAACGTATTTGCGTCGCAGGGCAACCAGCGCCAGATCATGCAGATGACCAGCATGGCGGTGCTGAATCGAAAAATCGATTCGCAGATCGTTACCGAGCTGAATACCGGCACGGTGACAGTGGGCGCCGCAGCCACAATCCCTTCGATTCCGATGCTGCAATCCGGCGTGGTCAAGGTGCAAAACGCGGGGGTTCCGTGGGACAGCAACATCACGTTTCTTTGCCAGCCGTCCTTCTTGGCGTATCTCGAAATGGCGCCGGAGTTTTCGAGCGCTGACTATGTCGAGGTTCGACCGTTCGCTGGTAGCAATGCGAGCTGGCGGGACAAGCCCCAGGGATACCGGTGGCGCAATACGCTGATCCTCACGCACCCGGGCCTGCCCGGGAAAGGCACCACCGCCGAAAAATCGTTTCTCTATCACAAGAGCGCGATCGGGCAGGCGGCCAGCACCGACGGCTTGAAGTCCCCCGTCGGTTACAACGAGGAGCAGGATTACTCGTGGGCGCGCGCCTCGATGTACATGGGCGCGAAAATGCTGCAGAACGCCGGCGTGGTGGTGTTCACGGCCGACGGCACGCAACTGCCGGCGTAACCGTAACCAACCAGACAAGGAGTATCGACATGTCATACAGCACCACTAACCCACCGGCCGCGATCTCGCAGCAACTGACCCGCGGCAGCACCACCGGCACGGACAACAAGCCGCAGGTGTGGCTTTACAGCTCGACCAACCTGACCACCGACCTGGTGGCGGCGAACTTCTTCACCGACGGCTTTTACCTGGGCATGCGCCCCGGTGACATCGTGATCGGTTCGCAATACACCTCGGCGGGATCCTCGCGGCTTTCGTTCCAAGGTGTGATCAGCGCGGCAACGACGTCAGGTGCCCAGATGTCCACGGGCAGCGTCATGACGTCGACGTTCAGCTAATAGTTTGCTGGGGACCACAGCCCGGCCTGCAGCTTGGGCCGGGCGATTTTGCAGGATATGAGGAGATAATCATGGCAGAGCAAGCAGCAGCACCAGAAGTAGCCAAAGAACCGGCAACAAAGCGCGTCGTGCGCCAGTTGGAAATGTCGCGGCTGAAGCTGGCCGAAAACGAGCGCGCGGTCCATGTGATCACCGCGTTTGATGACACCGAACCCGAAGATTTGCTCGACCCGGCCTACTGGGCCCACGTGACGAGCAAGTTCACCCCGTGGGACCACATCGAAGCCCGAGCCAACGACGGCACCTGGTGGGCGGAATACATTGTGTTGTCGGTGGACCGAGCTTTTGCGCGCGTTGCACTGCTGCGTAAGGTCAACTTAACCACGCCCGACGTGGCAATGTCGCAATCCGAAATACCCAAGGCATACGACGTTAAGCACCGCGGGCCGCACAGCAAGTGGTCGGTGATTCGCCTGTCCGACAAGCAGGTGTTGTTCGAAAACGGCGCGCTGCGCGAGGACGCCGAAGGCTGGCTGAAAAACCACCTGAAGGCGTTTCGATAATCCGCCGTGGCAACTGATCGCCTCAAGATCTACAACGGCGCCCTGCAAATCTGCAAGGTGCGCGAGATCGAAAGCCTGACGGTCAACGAGGAATCGCGGCGCCAGCTCGATCTCGTGTGGAACGATGACGGGGTCGAATATTGCCTTGAGCAGGCGCAGTGGCTGTTCGCGCGGCGAACCTCGAGATTTACTTACGACACCGGGATAGCGCCGACATTTGGGTATCGGCGCGCTTTCGCCAAGCCAGTCGATTGGCTTAACACCTCCGCGTTGTGCGCCGATGAGTTCTTCGCGCAGCCGCACAATGCCTTCGCCGACGAGGGCGACTTCTGGTATTCCGACCTCGACGAGATATACATCAAGTACACGAGCAAGGATGCAAACTGGGGGCTGAACCTCGCGCGATGGCCGCAGACGTTCACCGAGTACGTAAAAACGTATTTCGCATCCAAGGTGGTCGGCAAGCTGAGTAGTGACACAGCGCGGGAAGCGGAAATTATCAAACCGAACACAGGCATGCTTGCTCGCGCGCTGATGCTCGCGCGTAACAAGAATCAGATGGGCGAACCGGCCCGCTACCTGCCGGCGGGGGGATGGGTGCGCTCCCGGGTGGGGCGCAGCGCCAACACCGGCGGTTACGACGGCGGCAGCAATCACCGTTTGATCGGGTAGGCCATGGCCCGCCAGGACCTGGCCTTTATCGCATTCAACCGCGGGATGGTATCGCGCTTAGGTCTTGCGCGTGTCGACGTGAAGCGCATCACGTTGTCCGCTGCTCGTTTCAATAATTTCATGTCGCGCGTCTTGGGGTCGATGGCGATCCGCCCGGGCCTCGGCTTTCGTGGAAACACCCGCAGCAACAAAATCGCACGGTATCTGAGCTTCGTGTTTGCCATTGACGACAAGGCCTTAATCGAGCTGAGCAGCCTTGAAATGCGCGTGTGGGTAGACGAGCAGGTTGTTGCACGCGGGGCCGTGTCTACCACTATCACAAACGGCGATTTTGCTGCCGACCTGTCCGGCTGGACTGACGACGACGAAGCCGGTGCGGCATCCACTTGGAACGGTGGCGTGTTGCAGTTGCTGGGGACAGGCCAAAACGCAGCCATCCGCACGCAGGCCGTGTCCGTAGCTGCGGCAGATAGCGGCACGGAGCACGCGCTGCGGATCAACATCGCGCGCGGCCCTGTGACGCTGTTCGTCGGATCGGCCGCAGGAGCTGACGATTACATCAGAGAAACCGATCTCGAGGAGGGCGTGCATTCCCTCACGTTCATTCCATCTGGAGCGACTTTTTACATTCGGTTCCAGAGCCGGTTGCAGCGCCTGGTATTCGTGTCAGATGTCGCCGTCGAGGCGGGCGGCGACATGGTGGTGCCAGCGCCGTGGGCGGAAGCTGATCTCGGCAAAATACGCAAGGTGCAATCTGGCGATATCCTGTTTGTCGCAGCAAAGGGTTACGCCCAATACAAGATTGAGCGGCGCTCGACACACTCCTGGTCCATCGTCAAATACCAAACCGAGGATGGGCCATACCGAACCCGCACGATCAACAAAACAACGCTGGTGGTGAACGCGCTGACCGGCAACGGCACGATGTTTTCCAACACGCCGGTGTTCAAAGTCGGGCACCTGGGCGCGCTATTCACACTGGTGCAAAGCGGCCAACGCGCGGTGTTGACGGTGGTCGGCGACAACCAATTTACGCTACCGATCGAGATTACCGGCGCAGGCAGCGTTCGCAACTTTACAGTGCGCGTGTCGGGCATCGATGCCAGCCCGCCGGCGACGGTTACGCTGCAGCGCGCCTTCACGACGCCCGATGTGTGGGCCGCGGTTACAACGTACACCGTCGACACGATCACCACGGTAAGTGATGGTCTGGACAACCAGGTTACGTTTTACCGACTCGCTGTGCTCACGGGCAACAACGCTGGCGGCGCAACGATCATCCTGGATATCTCGACCGGCATCGGATCAACGC